TGAACATCGACCAACCCGTCGATGTCCAATGCAAGTGTAAGTACAACGCGCTAAGCGCGGCGATTATGCGTTCTGCAGTACCTACGCTTTATCCCAACGCCACCGTGCAAGACACTTTTGTCCGCTTCAGCAAAGAGACCATAGCATTACTGATACCAGAGGAAGAAAGGCAAGAGTACGATCCATCCATCCTCTTCGAGCAAGCAAGAGAGTATGTGCTAAAGTCCAACAAGAGCAACCACGAAAAAGCAAAGAAGCTACGAGCATTGGACCGCGCTGAGGAGAAAGGGAAAATCAGCAACTCGACGAGCATTTTTGTTAAGATGGAAGCGCTCGCAAGTGGTCCACGACAGGGGAGGATGATCAGCGCCAGGAACGTTGCTACTAGGACGCTTCTTGGACAGCCCGTCTTGGACATCACCAAGCACTTTGGCAAATTGCCCTGCTGGATTAAGGGCCAAACACCTGAGCAGATCACAGCTGACCTGCTCTCCACTTTCCCAGGCCTCTAATGGATCCTGATGAGTGACTTCAAATGCTTCGACAAGACGCAGAACAATAAACTTTTGGAGCTGGAAGCGTACGCAATGGAGTTATTCTACGGAAAAGAATTCGGAGCGTTCTACCGCTCAATCATACAGTCCTGGACAAAAATCCACATCGGGGACCATGCTGAGGCGCTCTCCGCTCCTCAGAGAAACAGTGGTGACGCAGGCACCGCTTTCGGCAATACGCTAATTACCATGTGCCTCGCTCTTTACGTGGCATCGGGTGGTGATCCGAAGAAAGCGTACGAACTGGCCCATGATGGTGAGAGGAAATTCGAAGGCGATGACAACATCAGCGCCATAAGAATGCAAGACGAGATCGAAAGGCTTCAGAGCGTGATGAAACTCATGGGAGTCATCGTCGAATTTGAGTTTGACACAGGAGAAGGAGGTAAATTCCTCAAGGTCCAACTCAAGGAAATGAACGGCGAGGTCGTGGCCACAAAAGCTCCTATCGAAGCGCTCAATAGGCTGTTCCTCG